TTGTCGCCAACCGGGCGAGTAATGCCGCGCGGGTTCCCGGTGAAAATAGGGTCCGCCCGGGGGGCAAGCTGGTTCTGCTCTGTATACAGCTCGGTAAGGGTGAAGCCCCAACGCTCCCAGACGCCAGTGTTTGCGCTAGGCTCTTGGTTGGTGGTGTCCGCGATCGCCCGGTACGTCTTGCCGTTCGGTGCGCGCACGTGGGCGCCGGCTGGGTAGTCTTCAGCAGCAGCCCAGTCAGCAATCGAGCGCTGCATGAAGTAGCGGATACCTTGCCACGAGTAGTTCAGCGCGAAGTTGAAACGCTGGCGCGATGGCGGAGTAGATGTAGCGGGCCAGCCGACAAGCAACTCTGCGTCGGTGGGTTGGATCTTGTCACCCGCCTGAGCCCATGTGGGCAAAATGGGGGGCTTCGCATATTGGGTCATTTAGAACTTCTCCGCAAAAACGCCGCCGACGGTTGGGTCACCCACTTCACCGAACCCCTTGGCCCCGGGTTGCCCGAGGAACCCGAAGTAGCCTTCACTGTCGTAATTGGTCTTGATGTAAATCTGCACGCCAGCCGGACGCGGCAGAATGTCGAACTGCGAGATCAATTGCTTCTCGAGGTAGCTCAACGGACGGCCGATGCCGATGTTGATCTTCATACCGCCAATGTCGTCAACCGAAATGTAGTTCGGCCCGGCAGGCACCTCGCCCGGTTGCAGCGGATGCGGAATCAGCGGCGTACCCGGGGTGTTGAAGATGTAGACCAGCCCGGCAATGATGTCTTCAACCGTCGCCTTAGAATGGTTCTTCACAATCTTTGCACGGATGAGCAAGCGGAACTCCGGGTCCGCCAACGTGGTCGTTGTCGTAAACGGCTCGCCTTCTTCGTAGAACCGGCCACCGATGTTAGCCACACCTTCCTCGCCATACGGCAGCGCTTCCGGCGTATCCGTGAACCCGAAGAACGCCAGTGCCAACCCGTCGGGGATGCCACGGCTCACGCCAACGATCTCGCCAATGTTATCGAGGTTGACACCTTGTGCTGTCTCGATGTCGACGATACCATACAGGGATGTGAACGCAGTCTCCAGCGCTTGGAACTGCGTCATCACTGCGTCAAGGGTCTTGAGGAACTTTGGCGATTCTTTGTACTGCATCGCCACCCGGCTCCTCGCAAGCCGGATATAGTCGATAGGTGTCATGTCTCGTTCACCACGATGTTCGCAGGATCGATGTTCACCAATTGCTTGAAGCTCGGGTTGATGTTGGCTTCCGTGCTCGGGGCCGGCGCCGTGCCCACGAGAATAGACGTAACGTACTGGTTCGGTACAGTGTTCACCGGATTGTAGAGCCGCGAGTTCAGTAGCGACTGCCCGATGTCGAGCGTCAGGCCATAAGCAGCCAACGCATCTTTGATCTTCGTGGCGCCGTCAACCGGGTAGCCCGGCAGCTTGGTCACGTTCACGGTGATGTACGCGTTGAGGTCCGTCGGCCTGTCAAACCGCATCGTCTGGATGTGGCCCTGCGAGTCAACGACGTCTTGTTCCACTGCGCCAAGCATGGTCACGCCGGCCGAGCGCTTGATGTACAAGGCCATCGCAATCTCGCCGATGTCGCCACCCTCCACGACTGCGTTCAGGCTGTGCGGGGCTTGCCCGTTGGCGTCAACGTCGTCTGTCTCGTTTTCGTACACCTTGGCGAGCCGCACGTTCGGGATGTTCAGGATCGTGCCATAGATGCCATCGACAATGCCTTGCGAGGCCGTTGCGGTGGACTGCTTGCGCCGTTGCCGCAACTCTTCGTCGCTTTCTTCCGCCCGGCCCGGGGTGGCTGAAGCAAGGTTGGTGACGCTCTGCCAGCCGAAGATAGGGGTGTCGATCTTCGTGATCGTGTTGGCAGGGGCAAAACGTGCGCCGAACGTCAGCGCCCGGCACGAGACCAGCGCGTTACCGGACGAGCCGATAGTTACGTCACCCGTCGTCACCCATTGCGAGTTGTCGTACGTGCTGCGAACCAACGAGCCGGCGGGGATGAATGTGGTGTCGCTGCCGCCGACGGTCAGGTCGGCTGTCGAGTACGCGCCTGCAATTCGGCGGATGGAGTTCAGCTGCACCAACAGGGACAGGGCTACGCCGATTGCGTTGTTCGGGTTGAACGCGTTGTAGACGTCTTCAGCGAGCTGGTCGACGTTACTGACTGCTTCAGCAATCAACGACAGGAACTCCCCGTCGAGATCGTCCGGGTCCAGCGAGATGTCTTCGCCATAGATCAGGCGGTACGCCGCGAACAATTGCTGGACCCGCTCATCAAGACGGGTGCGCTCGAAACCTTGCGCTGTCACCTGTGTCATAGCCGGACCTTGATGTTCTCAGTCGTACCGTAGATCGTCGCCACTGTTGCTGTGACGCTCGCCACCCGGTTCTGGTTGTTCAGTTGAAGTTCAAAGGTGAGGATCTCTGCCACACCTTCGGTCTCGAGGATCGTCTGTTTGAGGATGGCTTCTGTGAATTGCAACGGGGCAGGCTTCACTCCTCCAATCTGCTGCGTGTAGGGTACGCCGGCGTCCGTATCGAGAAACCATTCACCCCGCAGCAAGTATAACCGCGTCATTACCTTCTGCGCTGTGGCCTCCTGCGTATCCGCAATATTGGCCTGACCATAACCGAAAGTCATGTCATGGTTAGCGTCTAGCCGACGTACTCGCATTAAACCGGCCCTCCTGTGTTCGCCCCGCCATTACCATTCGAATGAATGTGCGTGGAGCCAATGTTCTTCCCGTTGTGGGTCAGCGAACCACCGCTGAACTGTACGTTCCCTGTAATTTGGATAGACGAGCCCGTGCCGCCTGAACCTACCATGCCGGCTTGATACGTGACCAAGCTCTCGAACGTTGCAGGCTGCTCCGCGATAACCGGGCACTTGATGCGAAGCAGCGCGCCATCAATTTCCACTTCACCGCTGGTATTGATTTGAACATACGCAGACCCCTCGCGGTTACGCATTTGCACCGCGTCTGTTTTGAAGCCGGGGATAACTCTCGTCAGGTTACTGACCCCGGGCACGCAGAAACCGTCGGACAGGTCATGCAGGCGAAACTCAACCGGGGGTTGCGTGCCACCCTCCACCATCCAACGGTCAATGGCTCGTTCGAAGAAACCAAGAATAACTTCGTCCCCTGCCACCAAGGGGAAGGCAAACACGAACCCGCCCCCCTGTGGATAAACTACCGGGCAATCCAAACACAGCGGCAGATCAAGCGCCCCTTGCTGAGTAAAGACACGCTTGATAGCAGGGCGCACACGCGCCGTCTGCAACACCGGGTCAAACGATTCAATGATTCCGGGCAGCGCGGTATGCAGGTTCTTGAGAGCGGTTTCGACGGCTGTGTTGACTGCCGCGTTCGGGTCCGCTGTCAGCTCTTGTACGTCGCGTTCTTGTGCCATTACGAACCCTTCTTTTTGGGGATGGCTGCATCCAAACTGACAGTTTCAAGCTCGCTGTACCAGTCGCTGCCATGTGTGTCGCCCTTGTGCTTCATCTTGTAGATCTTGTAGATACCGTCAGGGTCTTGGCGCACAGGGTTATCATCTTTCTTGGTCTTGGTGACTTCCGTGTTCGTGTTCTTCACCTGACCAATGGTTTGCTTCTTCCCCTTCATGTTGTTATTGTCGAGCTTAACGCGCCCGTAAATCTTGTAGAGCGGGTTCAACAGGCTCTTCACCTTGATACCCTCGTCACCCACCTCCGGCGCACTAAGCATCCCTGTCTGGCTGTTGACCACAATGGCCTCATCGTCAAGCACGCCATTGATCGGGATGAAGGTAAGCTGCCCGTCCTGGATCGACCACGAAGCGTCTGCGTCCTTGGCGAGTTTGCTCAACACGTCGCGGGTGTTGCCGGACATCACCTTCCCACGCAAGCGCTTGTTCGGGCTCAACCCTTTCACCGGGCCTTTGGTGGTCTTGCTCATGGTGCCCACCGCACGGTCGACAATTACCGAGTCGTCAACGCCCGCCTCGATGGTCTCGTTGATGATTGCGTTCTTAAAGTCTTGGTCCCCGTCGCCGCACTCGAGTTCTGTGATCCAGTCGTTGCCCTGCTTGTACTTGAAGACTCGTTTGATGTTGCCACGGAAAATCACAGCCAGCGAGTCACCGTAGCCAACGTTCAAGATAACGTCGTCGAACTCGTTCTTAATGCGCCCGTGGTTTGTCTCGTTCAGGTTGTAGACTTGAATGCTTGCTGTATTGGGATTGCCGTCGCTGGTCTTCTCGACCTCGAATGCAATGCGCAAGAACTCGATCAGCAAGCCTTGCCCTTGCTTGCCGACGACGAGCTGCGCCTTGCGCAAATATTGACGGGTGGAGTCTGCCATCATTCAGCCAGCACTGGGGCTGGGATGGTTTGCGCGGGTTCCGGCAGCACCTCGTCAGCCGACACCCACATGAACTTCACTACCGTGCCGAAGTTGCTCAGGTTGGCTTCGGTGTGCAGGTTCGCCGTGTCCACGACCACCAGATGCCCAAGGTTAAAGTTGAAAGGCTCAAGCAGGTCACAACCGAGCACGACGTTCAGGCCGCGCACAATGACCTCTTGCGTAGCATCGTAAAACAAGGATAGCTCGAAACGTTCGCTACGGTCGTTCCATTGCAAGTCGAAAACGATCTTGGTGTCGCCGAGCTGTGTGGTGAACCGCTGTGCGGGGTCCGTGGTAACAGGGAGTTCAATAATCATTTGCCTAGCCCCTTGGACAGAACGTCAAGCGTCTTACTTGCCAGCGAACCCTTCTTCGTCGACGCACTTTGGCTGGTTTGATCGGTGCCCTGCTTCTGCCCGGATTCTTTCTTCTTTCCTGCTTGGTTCTTCGTGGCGCCAGCCTTCCGCGGCGGGTACTTGACGGTTTCCGTGTAGACGATAACGATCTCGCGTAGCGTGGCGCTGAACGCCAACACATTCGATGTGTCTTTGTCCTGGATGACCGTCAATTCCTGGATCAGCATATTGTTGTACAGCAGGAGGCCAGTCTGTACATCGAACGGCTCGCGAGTAGCTTGCAGTTGAAGCAGGGCCGCGTATGCGTTAGCCACACGTGCGTCGCCCGTGCCGTAGTTGTCGGTCGGCTCGTGTAGCGGGGTGTTCGTGACGCCTGCCTCAATGACCACCTTGTACGGCTTCATGTACGCGTGGTCTGTGATGCTAACTCCAGACTCCACCGGGTTGTCTGTGATCTCCGTGGTCACTGTATGCGACTCGCTAACCACTGCGTCAAAGGTCAGCCCGCCGATGCTTCGTTGGATTAGGGTCGTGGGCTGGGCCATTACAGGGCTACCGAAGATTGGTTGTCGCGGATTACACCACGGTTCATTTTGTCAAGCGCATCGACTACCGACTGGCCTGCGGTCTGCGGGTCTGTCGTCTGGATTGTGATGTTGGGCGCCCCAACTTGCACGTTTGTCGTGTTGGTGTTGCCCCCTGTCGTGCCCGCTGGGCTAGCTGCCGGCCCCAGCACGCCGTTTTTTTGCGTGGGCTGGGGGGTAGGTAGCCCCCCGCTGCTTGCGGCGCCTGTAGCCCCTGCCACGGGCACGGCATCGCCACTGCCAAGGCCGAGCCACCCCTTCACCGTACTCACCGCCCCGCCAATAGTCTTTACGACGCGGTCCCAGCCTGCAATCAGCATGTTGAAGAACCCTGCGAATGCGTCAGTCAGGATGCTGATGACGCCGGTAAGCGTGCTAACGAGCAGGTTCGCAACCACAGTAACGGCTTGAAGCAGACCAGTCAGCAGCGTGGTGATCACTACTACAATCTTCTCAATCACCAGAAGAACGATTGGCAGCAAGAACCCAACGAGTTGCAGGATGGCACCCAGTACAGGCGACAACAGATCCCACAGCGCGCTGAACAAGCCGCCCAATGAATTCGCCAGCTCCACGAGACGCGGGCTAAGACCTTCGAACGCCGCAGTCATCTGTTGCCAGAACTCGTTCAGGTCGTACGCCACCTTACGAATGAACTCGGCGAACGCCGGGAACCGCTCCACCAGCCGCCCGATGACGCTGTCGTTTCCTTCTGCGAAGTTTACGACGTCGTCGATCAGCAGGAAGATTGCCGCAGCCGCTGCCGCCACAAGAATCGGCACGATACCGATGCCAGCAACCAAGCCCCAGATCGCCGTCCGCGCGTAGTTCAGCACAGCCACGAAGCTCGTCAGCAGCTTCAGCGTCTGGGCGCTCACAAGAATGGTCAGCGCTGCCCCAGCGGCAAGCAGGACGGTTCGCCAGCCACCGATGAGATCGACAAGCCAGTTAACCACAGCCCCAAGTCGTCGCAACCAGTCAAAGACGACGCTGAGTAAGTTCGTAAGAAATTGTAGCGAGGTTGTGAGGTTGTCACGCACGAGCTGGCGGTTCGCAACCCACCACTCGCGGAAGGCACCGACTGTCTCTTTGACGATTGGCAGGAAGAACAAACCGATGGCTTGGCCCGTGGCTGTCGCCATAGCCTTGAGCCTGTCGATCTCATCTGTGAGTTCGCCAGCAGCAGCGATGTCTGCGTCGGTTGCGCCACCGAAGTCTCGGAACTCTTGGCGCAGGGCTTCGATCTCTTCGCGGCCCTTGCGCAGCAGCGGAACCAGTGTCGGATCAATGCCTAGCTTGCTCGCTAGCGCAATCTGCTCCTGCGTCGACAGACCTTGCATCTTGTCGGCAATGTCTAGCAACAGTTCATCAAAGCTCTTGACTTCTCCGCTGGCATTCCTTGCGCTGAGGCCCATCGTAGCGAAGAGCTTTGCGCCTCGGCCAATGCCAAGGGCTGCTTCACCAGCCACGCGGTTCAAACCCTGCACGGAACTTTTCAGCGCGTCAATGTCGCTACCTGAAAGCTGGGCAGCGAAGCCCAGTTCAAGTACGGAGGTCGCAGCAACAGAGTTCAGGTCTGCAAAGTCGCCTACCTCGTCCAGCTCGCCAGCCATTGCAATCGTAGCCACGCCGATCGCGCCAGCAAGGGCCACGATTGCGCCAACGAAGCCAAGGGCGGCGGTCTCTGCGTCCTTGGCCTTGTCGATCCATTGTTGCGCTGGGCCTGTGTCTACTTCAAACCCCAGCGCGACCAGCAGGCTATCGATAATCATCGCTTTGCTTTCCTAGCTTGTTCAGCACGCCGCGCGTACTCTTCTTCAACGTCCATTGCCTCGTGCATGTCGGCTAGGTCGTTCAGCGTGTACGTACCGTCGCAGAGTTCTCGGTACGTACACAGCGGAGGATCACGAAGTACAGGACGCCAGATGTACCAATCGATATTGGCTAGCTCGATTG